AGCTTCATTAACTCCTACTCTTGAAAAGCCAAAACCAAAACCAAAGCCCAAGAAGGTAAAACTAAATGGCGATAACTCTTGATGCAACTGTTGGTGGTGCTAACGCAAACACCTACATAACACTTGATGATGCAAACTCATTTATTGAGGGTTTAGTCCTCAGTGATGATGCCGCAGCATGGGATGGGTCAAGCAACGACAATAAAAATCGTGCATTGTTCACGGCTGCACAAAGAATTGATCGTGAAAAGTTTTTAGGGGCTAGGGTAGACGATACTCAGGCACTTGAATGGCCAAGATCAGGAGTAAGAAAACCTGATAAATACACCAACCTTTATGGCTTATCTTTTCCAAATAGATTAGTTGCTGATTATTACACCGATACTGAAATCCCAGATCGTGTAAAAAATGCACAAGTAATTTTGGCTGTATATCTCAACAACAATAGGAACGGGTTGGAGTTGAGTGGATTGGAAGATTTTGCAACAGTTAGTATCGGTAACATAAATGCAACCCCTAGATTTTTTGGTCAGGTTGGTATTGATCGTATTCCACCAATCGTTGACCACTATCTGATGGGTATTAGAATAGGTGGAAGAGCTAATATCGGCATCAAGAGGAGTTAACCATGGCTAGGGCTTTAGGAGTTGGTGCTGTTGATGGTTTCTATAATGTAGGAGCAGAAGTTATAACAGATACGGCAGCACATACAGGTCGTTTTAAACGCATTGACTTTTATGAAAATACACATATCACAACTCTTGTAACTGAAAACTATACAGGTAATTCTTTAAATGGTGAATCATTTCCAGCAGGCTTTATAATTGAGGGTGTATTCACCAGTATTACGCTCCAAAATGGAGCTTGTATAGCTTACAAAGTTTAATTATGTCTTATTCTGATTTCCCAGCAGCCAAAATCATCAATGATACAGCAGCCCACACTGGAAGGTTTGGTAAAGTTGTCGCATTACAAGATTCAGTGATAAACACTTTAGTCGCTGAAAATGTAACAGGTGATTTGACAGGCTTGCAGTTTAAATCCACTGCTGAAATATGTGGTGTCATTACAAGTGTCAAACTAGACAGTGGAACTGTTGTTGCTTATTCATTATGAGTCTTGCCAACGCACTAAAAAAAGCTGCTAGTGCTTCATTAAAGAAGCTTGGTGGTGATGTGACTATCAGACAAGTTACAGCAGGGGCATATAATACCACTACTGGAGCTATTTCAGAATCTACATCTGATACAACCATCAAAGGTGCATTGAGTAATGTCTCAAGAAATCAAGTAAATGATTTGATTGAGTCACAGGATAAGTTGCTTACTATATCTGCTGGTGATCTTACATTTGTCCCCACAACCAAGGATAGAGTGGTAATAAGTAACGTAGAATTTAAAATTATTCAAGTTATTGTCAATGAACAGAATAATACACCAGTTAGTTTTGATCTTATCTTGAGGTAAACATGACAAGAAGAATATCTATAACTGAAATTCCAGATGTAATGGAAGATGCAATCGTATTTCTAGTACAGGCAACTACTTTGGAATGGACATCAAGAGTGAAAAAGGCTACACCAGTTGACACTGGTAGGCTACGGAACTCATGGCAGACTGAGATAAAACCAACTAGCGGAACAATAATTAATAACTTACCCTATGCAGAGCCAGTTTGTTATGGTGAAAACCTACCACCATCTTGGAAAGGACAATTTAGAACAAGACAAAAAACTGTTGCTGGATTTCCAGAACTAATTGCAAAACAATTACAAAAATGGGCTGATGATGAATATGAAAAAATCAAACGGAGGTTATAGTGGCTGCTACCGATTTAAACACAGTGCGATCCACAATAGAGGCTAGATTAGCAACAGAGCTTGCATCAAGCCCAGCCATCCCTGTTGTATTCAACAACATGGCATTTGATAGTACAACGGAAGATACGTTTGTACAGTGCCTTACTAGTTTCAGTGCTAATTCATACATAACACAAGGTGGGACAACTGATTCAGATAATCAAATAAATGGTTTAATTTTGCTTAATGTATTTACAGAGGAAGGTCTTGGGGCAGGGTCTAACTTTACAATTTGCAAAAGACTTAGAGACTTATACAATAGAATAATAGTATCAAGTGTTATTTTTGACGCACCTATTGGTCCTGAGATTCTTACCTCAAGTCCAGAAGGTAAGTTTCAAACTCAAATCAGAATAACATTTACAATTTACGAGGATCTTTAATTATGCCAAAGCTTGTTATAACAGAAGAAATGCTTGACGCTATTGAAGCTGTCAAGGGTGTAAGAGATCCACAATATTGGGATCCTAATTGTAAAAGATATATGGAAAGCCAACAAAATTTGAAAAAAGATGTAAAAACTTCCGAAAAGAGTTAATATATTTATAAATCTTTCTTTTTTTTGTCATGGCAGCTATTAGAGGCGATGTAGGCAAGATCATGTTTCATAATGCGGCTGGTACTGAAGCCGACATTGCTGGAACTAGATCATGGTCATTATCAGTTTCAAAAGATACTTTAGAAACTACAGTTCAAGGTAATACTTCAAAGACTTTTATTGGTGGTCTTATATCTGGTGAAGGATCAGCAGAATTAATCTATGACAATGCTGGTAACTCTGACTATTTATCATTTGTTGAGGACATATTGACAACAGGTGATGCTGGTGACGCATTGTTTGAATTGTTTCCTGACAGTTCAGCTAGTTCTAAAAAATTAGCTTTTTCTGGAATCATTACAAGTGCTGAGTATGGTGCAACACTTGGAGAAACTCAGTTGATAAACATTTCATTCCAGACAACAGGTGCAATAACCTCTGACATATAGTAATTTAAAATAACTAACCCCACTTTAATATGGCAGAAAAGAAAACCCTCGACCTTTTAAAGGACGCTTTTGACCTTTCTAAAAGGCGAAAATTTGACGTTAAAGATGATAACGGCAGAACTGTAGTCAGTTTATATTTCAAGGCTATTACAAGGGCTGACAGAGCCAGAGCAACGCAAAGGGCTGGCAGTGATGATCCATTAGTTGTTTCTACACATATGCTTTGTCAATTAGCAGAAAAAGAAGATGGTACAAAAGCATTTCACCCTGCCGATTTTGCTAACTTGCAAAATGAGTTGCCAGAAAATGTATTGAATGAAATTGAATTATTTTTATTTGGTGTAAATCAAAACGCAACTATTGATAACGCAAAGGAATCCTAAAGGGGGATAACTGGTTAAATTTTGAGTTTTTCCTTGCAACAGAATTAGGTAAGACAGTAAGCGAACTTAGGACACAACTCACAGAGGAAGAGTTGATATTTTTTGCTGGATATTATGAGTTAAAACGCGAAAGAGAAAAGAAAGAGATAGATGCAATGAAACGCAAATCAAGATATAGTTAAGGAAGTTATTGTTTAGTCGTGGCAGTTTCAAACGTAGAACTAAGAGTTGGAGCTACTCAAGCAATTACAGCACTAAAGAATGTAAATACACAGGCACAAAAATTTAATAACACTGTAAACGGAACAAATAGCAAACTCAAAGATGCAAACAGAGCTTTACCTATATTACAAAAAGGTTTTTTTGGTGCTGGTGCAGGTGCTAAAGGGGCTGCTTTAGGATTTAAAACTGCTGGGGCTGCTTTAGCAACAGCTTTAGGGCCACTTACTGCTGGACTGACGTTGGTAGCTGCATTAACAAAAACATTTGGAAATCTGGCTGCCCAAGACTTTGCTACTGCAAGAGTAAGAACTCTAGGCGTTGATGTAGATACACTTACACCAAAACTTTCAACTTTATCTAATGAGCTAAGTGGTCAGGCTTCACAACTTGAATTATTAGAATCATCATATGATTTAGCATCTGCTGGTTTTGCTGAAACTGCTGAGATAACAAATATTTTAAAAGCAGCCCAGTTAGGGGCTACTGGTGGTTTTTCTGATTTACAAACAGTCACTGATGCAACTACATCTGTTTTAAATGCTTATGGAAAATCCGCAGATGATGCGGGAAAAATAGTTGATGGATTCGCACAGACACAAGCTGATGGTAAGATTGTTGTTGACCAATATGCACAGCAGATAGGACGTATTGCACCAATAGCGGCTGGTGCTGGGGTAAGTATAGATGAATTAAACGCTGCGATTTCTGCTGTCACTGCAACTGGTGTTCCTGTTGAATCAACCTTTGCTGGACTTAGACAGGTTATTGCTTCGATTCAAAAACCAACAAAACAAGCCTCAGATGTTGCAGAAAAGCTTGGCATTGATTTTAGTGCGGCTGCAATAAAGTCAAAAGGCTTAAGTGGAGTCCTTGCTGAAATCGTGGAAAAAGGTGGAAATAGTGCAGATAATTTATCTCAATTATTTGGAAGTGTTGAGGCTCTTACAGCAATACAGCCTTTGTTAAATGATGAATTAGTAAAGTTTAATGAGGCCTTAGAAAATCAAGCAAACGCACAAGGAAGAGCCGCAAAGGATGCTTTTATAGCAGCTAATACAATACAAGGACAGTTGAAAAGAGTAGCGACTGCATTTACAAATTTAACAACAGAAGGCTCAGAGTTTGGAATAATAATAAGAGAAGTTTTAAAAGTAGCTGCTGTCACTGTTGAAGGTTTAGGAGTTGCTTTCAAATTTGTTGGAGACATTATTAGAGGTGTTGTAGGGGTTGTGGGAGAAATTGGGAATGTCTTTTTGCAATCCTTAGGAATTGATGCTATAGGAACATTAATATCTTTGGAACAAGGTTGGATAAATGTAAAAGAGGCTGCTGCCAATTTTGGTGATGAAATAATTTTTGTAGGTAAGGTTATAGGTGGAGTTATAGGTCAATCACTGAAAATTTCTTTTAATTCTGTAAAAAATTTTTTAAGTAACTTTAATACTGGTTTAAATATTTTAAAAGCACAGTTTATAGAATTGACTAATGGTATAAAACAAAGATTTGTAGATCTAGTTAGTCCTATTGTAAAAGTTTTTCAAAAAATTGTTGATGCAATACCAGAGCCTGTTAAAAAATTACTGGGTGGGGCTGCACAATTTAAAATCCCGACAATTGATTTTGGATTAGGAAAGTTAGAAAATCCATTTAAGAATCTTGAAAACCCATTCAAAAATCTTGGTAAAGATTTACAATTTGTTAAAGAAGGATTAATTGAATTTTCTGGCATTGAAAGAGAAATTTCAGATGAGGTAAATAAACAAGTTGATGCAAAAAATAAAATATTGGCAACAAATGGAGAGATCAAAACAAGTGTTGATACATTGACAGAGGCTGAAAAAAGAGCAAAAGAGGAGGCAGATAAACTTCAAGAAACTTTTAAAGAAATTGGTGCATCTGTAAGAAATGATCTAGTGAATAATCTCACAGACGCTATCACTGAAGGTAAATCTTTTGGTGATGCTATGAGAAATGTTTTAGGTAATCTTAAAAAACGATTAGTCAACCTTGCTATAGATAGGGCTATAAGTGGGATTGGTAGATCCTTGAGTGGTGGTAAAGGTTTTGGAGGTTTCTTAGGTGGCTTGTTTGGTAAAGAAAGGGGTGGTAGAGTCTCTGCTGGTGGTGCTTTTGTAGTTGGTGAAAGAGGCCCTGAGATTTTGCAGATGGGTTCAAAAGGTGGCAATATTATTCCAAACAGTGCTATCGGTAAAGGTGGCGGCACTACTACCAATTTAGTGACTGTAAATGTAGATGCCTCTGGCTCTTCAGTATCGGGCAATACTGCTGAAGCAAACCAACTAGGTCAAGTAATTGGTCAGGCTGTACAGGCTCAACTCATCAAAGAAAAACGTGCTGGAGGTTTATTAACTAGATAAATGGCAACCTTTCCTTCAATCAGTCCTACCTATGGAATGAGAAAAACAAGCTCACCAAAAATTAGGACAACTTCTTTCGGTGATGGTTATGAGTTTAGGGCTTTGTTTGGCTTGCCTCTGACTCAAGATCCTAAAGTATATGATCTTACTTTCAATGTGTCAGAAACGGAAGCTGATGTTATAGAAGGATTTTTAAGAAGTAGAGTAAACGATCAGGCAAGCTTTACATTTACCCCACCCGCAGAAGGAAGCTCACAGACAGGGACTTATTCACAATCAGGGACAACAAATACAATTACAATCACAAATCATGGTCTTGCTATCGGTGATGTTGTAACTATTGACTATACATCAACTGCAAGTGGATCTCCTACAGATGGCGATTTTGTAATAGCTACGACTGCTGACCAAAACACATTTACTGTTACGGCAGCTTCTTCAGCAACTGATAGCGGTAATGTCACAGTTACTTTATCTGGTGCTGGCCAATATGTTTGTCAATCTTGGACTAAATCAATTCCATATAACAATAGAGCAACATTAAACTGTACTTTTAGAGAAGTCTTTGAACCATAATGGCAATACCTACAGCAGAACTGCAATCATTAAGCAATAAATCAATTATTGAGCTTTATTCAATAACTTTAGTTACTGCTTTGCATGGATCAACTGATGTTACTAGATTTCATTCTGGTGTTGGCATGAACAGTAATGCAAATATTATCTGGCAGGGCAATACATATACAAAGTTTCCAGTGATAGCAGAGGGTTTTGAGTATGTAGGTAGGGGAACACTGCCAAGACCAACACTTACAGCTTCTAATGTCTTAGGAACCATCACAGCATTAATGGCAACAGCAAATGCAACAACACCATTTAACGATTTACAGGGAGCAAAATTAATAAGACATAGAACAATGGCACAGTTTCTCGATGCTGCAAACTTTCCATCTAATCAAAATCCTTTTGGAACCCCATCAAGTACTACAGAACTTCCTCAAGAAATTTATTTTATTGATAAAAAAATCGTTGAAAATAGAGATGTTGTGCAGTTTGAATGTGTATCTGCTTTGGATTTAGAAAATATTCGTGCGCCAAAAAGACAAGTGACAAGAAAAAACTTTCCCTCAATTGGTACTTTTACGTGAGTTGGAAAGATAAAGCTGCTGAATATGCTGTTAAATCACTTCCTAAAGAGTCTTGTGGTTTGTTAGCCATAATTAAGGGCAAAGAAACTTTTTGGCCTTGTAAGAACTTATCAGAAGCACCTGACGAATATTTTGTTATGTGTCCTGACTCATGGGCTGAGTGTGAGGATCAAGGAGAGCTTATTGGTATAGTTCATTCTCATACTTATGGTTCTGCCCTACCATCTGATGCTGACAAAGCATCTTGTGAACATTTAGGTTTGCCTTTTTATATTTATAGCGTTGAGCATCAAGATTGGTATAGTTTCAAACCTAGTGGATATAAGTCTGGACTTTTTGGGAGGACTTGGATCTGGGGAAAGCATGATTGCTGGAGTTTAATAACCGACTATTTTTTAGAAAAAAAACAAATAAAATTAAAATTTTGGCCTAGACCTAAAAGCCTAAAAGTTTTTGCAAATGATCCATACTTTGAGAAAGTATTAATTGGTTCTGGATTTATACAAGTAAATAAAGACGATATACGAGAAAATGATGTTTTATTAATGGAAGGAGCAGAAGAAAAACTTAATCATGTTGCTTTGTATATCGGAAATCAAACTATTTTTCATCACAACATAAAACAGTTGAGTTGTAGAGAGATTTATGATTTAAGATATATACAAGCCACAAAAAAAGTTTTTAGATATGCAGCTTAGAAAACTTACAGTTTATGGAAGGCTTAGACAATTTTTAGGTCAATCACATTTTGAAGTTGCTGTTAATAATCCAAGACAGGCTTTTGCTTTTTTAATTGCAAACTTTCCAGAAGTCGAAAATCATATGACAAATCAGTTGTACAAGGTTAAGATGGGTGATTTAGAAATAACAGAGGATTTATTAGAAATAAAAGGTGATGGAGATATAAAAATAATCCCTATTGCTGTAGGTGCTAAAGGTGTTGTTGTTGGAGGTTTGTTGGGTGGTATTGGGTCAGGTGCGGTTTTAGGTGGTGTTACTGCTGGATTTTTCTCAACTGCTATAGGTGGTGTTGTTGCAAGTGGACTAACTGCTGTAGGTACTTCCATGCTTATAGATGGAGTTACGAGTATTATTGCACCAACTCCAAAAGTACCAAACTTTAGCGCTGCTGATTCTTTATCAGAAAACGACCCAAACGTACAGGCCAACTTTGGTTTTAATTCAATCACTAATACTTCAAGGGCTGGTGTTCCAGTTCCAATAATTTATGGAGAGGTTTTTACTGGCTCTATTGTAATTAGCTCTGGTATTGATACAGTTCAAGTGGAGGGAACAGCAACATAATGGCTACTTTCGATCCAGCTTTTACGAACGGCTTAATAACTAATCTTACAAATCCTGATTTACCAGCAGACTCGCTCGCATCAAAACAGTTTCAAACGCTGATTGATCTCATATCAGAAGGGGTTATATCAGGCTTTCCGTCTGCAACTGGCTCTCAAGGCTCTACAGAATATAACACCTCTGCACTCAAAGACGTTTTCCTTAATGGAACTCAAGTTTTACAGCAAGCTGCTGGTACAAGTCCAGATAGTACTGACTTTAATTTTCAGAATATTTCATTTGAACCTAGATTTGGCACATCAGATCAAATAGCTATAGAAGGAATCACAGAAACTGAATCAGAAACTGCTGTTGGTACAACAGTGACAAAAGATGCTCCTGTCTCAAGATCAATATCAGATACAAATATTGATGCTGTTAGAATTACCATTGCTTTTCCTCAACTGCAAAAATTTGAAGATAATGGTGATATCAATGGGGCTGAAGTTCAACTGTCAATTCAAGTTATACAAAATGATGGAACAAACACAACTCCAATAACGGACACAGTAAAAGGTAGAGCCGCAAGCACATATTTTAGAGATTATAAAATAAATTTAGTTAATAGATTTGGCATTCGTGCTAGTTTTCCTGTCACAATCAGAGTTAATAGAATAACTGATGATAGCACTGATTCTTTTTTAAATGACACTTTTCAGTGGTCATCTTTTACAGAAATAATAAATGAATCCAGACCATATGCTAACTCTGCTCATATAGGTTTACGTTTTGATGCTGAGACCTTTCCATCTGTTCCCTCTCGTATGTATAGAGTCAGAGGAACTCTTATAAAAATACCTCACAATGGTACTGTCAGGGCTGATGGTTCAATATCTTATTCTGGAACTTTTAATGGAACTTTTAAAACTGATAAAGAATATTCAAATGATCCAGCGTGGGTCTTGTATGATTTGTTAACCACATCAAAAGGTTTTGGTGATCATATAGACACAACACAATTAGATGTTTTTAGTTTTTATTCAGCCTCTGTTTATTGTTCAGAACTTGTAGATGATATGACAGGAACTGGAAATACTGAGCCAAGATTCTCAACAAATGTAGTTTTAAATACCCAGCGTGACGCATATTCGCTTATTAATGATCTTTCCTCTGTAATGAGAGTGATGCCATTTTATAGTGCTGGAGTCATAAATATTTCTCAAGATCGACCCACAGATCCAAGCTATATTTACAATCTTAGCAACGTAACACAAGAAGGATTTTCATATTCAAATGCTAGTAAGTCAACAAAAGCAACTGTTGTTAATGTTGGATATTTTGACAATGAAACCCAGTCTATAGATTATGAAACTGTTGAAGATACTGCATTACAAGCTAAATACGGTGTTGTTGTTCGGAACTTAAGAGGGTTTGCTACTACTTCCAGAGGACAAGCTGCAAGACTTGGAAAGTGGTTTTTGTACACACAGTCAAACGAGGCTGAAATCTGCTCATTTAAAACGTCTATTGAATCAGGCACAATAGTAAGAGTCGGAACAATAATATCTGTTCAAGACCCTATGCGGGCTGGTGTTAGAAGAGGCGGAAGGATAAAAACAGGAGTTTCAACAACACAAATAGTAGTAGATGATTCAAACAATACTGATTTAACATCATCAGATGCAGCAACATTATCTGTCATATTGTCAGACGGCACTCTTGAGACAAAAACAATCTCAAGTATTTCTGGAACTACAATTACAGTTTCTTCAGCTTTTTCCTCTGTTCCACAAGCAAACTCAGTTTGGGTTATTGAAAATACATCTTTATCACTTCAAACTTTTAGAGTTTTTTCAGTAAAAGAAGTTAACCAACTTGAATATGAAATACAAGCTGTAGCTCATAATTCATCAAAATATAGTTTTGTAGAAGATGGCTCCACTTTACAAACAAAAACCATTACAACATTAACAGCACTTAAACCACCTCCAAGCGGTTTAGCAGCTACTGAACAGATTGTTGTTTTAAATAATCGTGCTGTTTCTAAATTATTTATTCAATGGCAGCCTGTATCTGGTGTAACTGAATATATGATTCAATATAGATTTAAAAATGAAAACTTTATATCAGAAAAAATAACAAGGCCAGATTTTACAATTTTTGAAACATTGCTAGGTTCTTATGAAATTAGGGTTTTTAGTTACAACGCTTTAGGAAAGCCTAGTACCCAGCCAACAACTATAACTGCTATCACACAAGGAAAGACAGCATTACCAGCAGATGTGCAGAATGTAAGAATTGAACCTTTATCAGATCAGTTTGTACGACTACGTTTTGACCAATCAACAGATGTTGACGTTGTGCATGGTGGAAACGTTGTGATTCGTAGTTCAAACCTTACAACAGGCTCAACTTTTACTAACTCAGTTGATGTTTTACCAGCACTTTCTGGTAACGTCAGCGAGTCAATTGTCCCAAATATTGTAAATGGCACATATCACCTAAAGTTCAAAGATGATGGAGGCCGCTTAAGTTCTGGTGATGCCTCTGTGACAATGCTTCAAACAGTACCAAATACATTAGCGAAACTTACAGTTCTTGAAGATAGAGAAGATACAGATTCACCACCTTTTGCTGGTACAAAAGTTGATTGTTTTTTCAGTGATGATGTAAATGGATTGGTGCTTGCTTCTTTGGTGACATTAGATGATGTGGCTGATTTTGATTCAATGGCTGATTTTGACTTTTTGGGTGCTGTAGATATTACAGGAGGATCTTATGAGTTTTCTAATACTTTGGATTTAGGAGGGAAACAACCTTTAAGATTAAGAAGACATATTGTATCGCAGGGTTTTTATCCTAATGATCTGATAGATAAAAGATCAGCAAATATTGATACATGGACAGATTTTGACGGTGCTACTGCCTTTAATGTCGGGGCATCTTTACTTGTAGCTACAACTGATTTAGACCCTGATTTGTCAGTTTCAGCCACTTACGAACAAAGCGGAACAACTATAACAATCACAAAGAGTTCACATGGATATTCTGTGGGTGATTTTGTTGTAATAGATTTTACTGCTGGCGGTGCGACTGATGGAAATTATGAAATAACCTCAAAAACAGATAACACATTTACTGTAACTTCAGCTACAAGTGCCACCATATCAAGTGGAACATCTTGCACTTATGGAGCAAACTTTAGTCAATTCAATCCATTTGTGAATGGAACATTTGTTGCACGAGGATTTAAATTTAGATGCGATATGGATACAGATGACCCAGCACAATCTATTGAAATAGATCAGCTTGGATATACCGCACAATTAGAAAGTAGAACAGAAACAAGTCTTGGTAATGCAGGGGCTACAAATGGTTTGATTGCTTCTGGAACATCTACAAAATCAGTTACATTTACAAATAGTTTCTTTACTGGTTCAACAGGAACTGGTGTCCCTGATAATACTGTTCCACCATCAATCGGCATAACAATTGAAAATGCACAGTCAGGAGATTTCTTTGCTTTATCAAATATTACTGGAAACGGTTTTGATATTGATGTAAAGAATGGATCAAGTCATGTAAATAGAAATTTTAAATATGCTGCAACAGGTTTTGGGCGTGGTAGTTAGTTTTAGATTAGGATATACTTAGATAAAAAATTGGATTAGGCAATGGCTACACATGATTACGTTATAGACAACTCTACTGGAGCTAACGTCAGGGCTGATATTAATAATGTACTGCAAGCGATACTTACAAATAACAGTAGCTCCTCTGCTCCTAGCACCACGGCAGCCTATATGTGGTGGGCTGATACTACTAACGGTGTGTTAAAGATTAGGAACTCAGCAAACAATGATTGGGTAGAACTTTTACAACTTGACGGAACGTTAACTCTTGAGGATGGTTCCGCAAGCACCCCTGCATTAGCTTTTAGAGATGATTTAGACACTGGGATATATAGTTCGGCTAGTAATACTTTTAATATTGCAACTGGTGGTACTGAGAGAATGGAGCTTGGTACTACAACAATATTTAATGAAGATGGTGCTGATGTAGATTTTAGAATTGAGGGCGATAATGACGCAAATTTATTTAGTTTAAATGCAGGCACTGATAAGATTGGTATAGGTGTTGCTTCGGCTGGTTTAAAATTTCATGTTCAGGATGGTGCTTTAGCCTCCGCACCAACTCCAAACAGTAACTGTGATGTAGTTATTGAAGGTACAACCAATACAGGTATTCAATTTTTATCTAGTACACAAGTTCAGTTAAGATTTGGTGATGCTGCATCAACTGCCGCTGGTTCAATAATTTATCAACATACAGATGATAATTTCAGATTAAATTATAGTGATTTTCTGAGTTTTAATAATGGTAGTGGAGAGGCTGCACGTATAGATTCGGATGGGAGGGTTGGTATCGCTACAACGTCACCAGCAACTGACTCTAAATTAACGGTTGATGGTAAAACAAGTATAAGAGTAGCTGATAATGCAGGTTATCAAACAGGTTTAAATTGTACAAATAATGCTAATGCAGATTTCTTTGTTGCAATAAAATCAAGTAGTACAAGTATTGGCCCAAGTACAAGTACCCCTTTATGTTTTCATGTAAATGATCATGCAAATGAACGTATGCGTATAGATTCGTCTGGGAACGTAGGTATAGGTACATCAAGTCCTACAGAGAAATTAGATGTAGCAGGATCTATTCGTTGTAATACTGGAACTGATATTTCTATGGATTCTAATGCTTCTGGACAACTAAGATTTAGAGGCAACGCATATACAGGTGCGATTGCTTTAAACAATGATGCGATGCACATCTATCACAACGCAAGTGCTAGAGATCTTGTTTTTGGTGTAAATGCAAGTGAGAAAATGCGTATAGATTCGTCTGGAAGGATTCTTACAGGTCATTCCTCTGCAAGAGCTAGTGTTGGACAGATTGGTGATCCACATATACAACATGAAGGACTAGGTTCAGATGATTCTTCAGTAAGTATTATTAGAAACACTAATTCAAATTTTGCAGCATCTCTAATACTTGGAAAGTCAAGAGGAACAAGCGTTGGATCAAACACCATTGTTGCTAATGGTGACCAACTTGGAACTATAAGGTTTGCAGCAGCAGATGGAACAGATGTCAATTCTGAAGCTGCTTTTATACAAGGAAGGGTAGATGGCACACCAGGGTCTAATGATACTCCTGGAAAATTATTTTTCGCAACAACAGCAGATGGATCAGACAGTGCTACAGAACGGATGGTTATAGATTCATCTGGAAGAGTAGGTATAGGTACAACAAGTCCTAGTGAAAAACTTAATGTGTCAGGTAACATATTAGCTACTGGTACAATTACTCCAAATTCAGATATAGCTTTTAAAAAAGATATAGAACCTTTAACAAATGTTTTAAATAAAGTAACACAATTATTAGGTATTAATTTTACATATAAAAATAACAACGAAAAATCTATGGGATTAGTGGCACAAGATGTAGAAAAAGTTTTTCCTGAGTTAGTCAGAGGAGAGGAAGGTAATAAAAGTCTGAATTATATGGGTTTAACAGGAGCATTAATTGAAGCAATTAAAGAATTATCAGCTAAAGTTGAAGCACTTGAAACTGCTTAGTATAATCAGGATAAATTAATACATTATGACACCCGAAGAAAAGTTAAAAGAAGTACAACAACGCTTCGATACTAATGTTGCTCAAGCACAGCAGATTGAGCAGCAGATAGCAAAGATGCAAGAACAATTAAGAGCTTTACAACAACCTCTGATAGAAGATCAGGGTGCTATTAAAACTCTTAAAGAACTTGTAGAAACTGTTGAGCAAACTGCTTAACTTTTATAAACCCTTATTAATTATTATCATGGCTGTTACTTGGAATGTTGTTTCATTAGATGCAACAAAAACTGTAGGAAGTTTATCTGATGTTGTTACTACTGTTCATTGGACAGCTAGTGACTCTGAAACTGTTAGTGGCGTAGTACATAGTGGATATTCCTATGGTGCTGTAAGACTTGCTGAAGCTGATTCTGGATCGTTTACGCCTTATGCAGATATAACAAAAGATAATGCTGTCGCATGGGCTAAAGCTGCTCTAGGTGCTGATGAAGTTACATCTATTGAAACAGGTATTGCTGCACAGATAACAGAATCAAAGACTCCTACTAGGACTTCTGGTGTACCTTGGTAGATATTACTGATAGTCCTACATAAAGTGGTGCTAATGCACAGATTCCGCAGAAAGTTATAATAGTTACAGGCACTAATGCTTTTGCAAAGGCTTCTTTAATCATGTTTCAAAAAATTGCTAATGTTTTGAGTATCATCTCATTTGTAATGGTAACCTCTGTGATTGGTGGAGGGTACTTTGGATATAAATATGTAACATCAGAACAGTTCCAAACAAAAATGATGAATAAAGTCCTTGGAGGTGTACAAGGAATGATGCCAAAGGTTTTAGAAAAAGGATTACCTGATCTTACTGGCCCATCTTTACCATTACCACCAACAATGGGCGAATCAAAAATATGAATTGTTGGCATTGTAAAACTGAATTGATATGGGGTGAAGATCACAGTATGGATGAAGAAGATTATCCCTGTTCATCTGCTGAATTTAGTATGGTAACTAATCTTTCTTGTCCTAAATGTTACTCTCATGTAGAAGTTTATCTTCCTAGAAATGCCTACGATTGAAATACCTGATATTAAAATTCATGAAATTTATATTCCAGACGTTCCAGAAATCTATAGTCCTCATTATATAGAAATAGCAAAACCACCTGATATTGATGTTCCTGGTTGTACTTATCAGCATCGTGACATAAAAAATACTGGTAATCGTAATTTATTATTGGAAGATCCTAATGGAGTATATTCAACGTGTGATTTTCCGTTTCCTAGTTTTGTGCCTCTTGACTATACACCTGAGAATCTTGTCATTACAGAAGAAGTACCTGTCACTAATGAAACCCCACCCTTACCAGAAGCAGCGACTCCAGAAATACCAGAAATATCGAAAGAAAAAGATATTGAATTAGAACCCTGTCCTGGTAAAAATAATCAGAGAGTTGGGGACTTCCGTAACGAAAAACGATTGGAACGTGTCACAGGCCATAAAAGAGGAGATGATGGAATTGAATGTATAACTCTCTATGAAAGTGTTCCGTTTAAAGATCAATACATTCCAGAAGTTTCTACTATTGTATCTACTGCTGTTATTGGCTTGGTCGCTGCCAGTAGTCCACTTCTTCTTAACGCAATAAAACCATTAGTAAAACAGATAGTAAAAAAGCTTACAAAGAAAAAAGATAAATCTACTTAGTTTTTAATTTGTGAGTATGTGGGATAACTTGATTCGGTGGAATATTAACAACAATATCTTCACAAGTAATAGCACTTGGAGTATTAGGTTTGAAAGTTACTCCATCTTTTGCCATCTTTGAACACATTTCTAAACGATACAAACTAATCTCCATTTTAGTTTTCTTTATTAATAGTTTTTGAGCTTCTATATTTACTGCTGTTGCTTCATGGCAAAGAGCTGGTGACTTTCCCAATGGTATGTTCAGTTGAGCCGACACTCCATAATTCAAGTTGAAATTATCCTTTTCAAATCTAGGTATTTCTGAATAATATTTTATCGCTCCAGTATCTTCGTCATAAATTGGTGTTCTAGTGATGTATTCTTTGGGTCGTGCAAAAGACCAACTATCTGTTAGATAAGGTGTAATTGTAAGGCTAGGAGAAGCGCAGACTATGCCCTGACTCATTCTGTAAGATGGCATAGCTGATGGCGTTATCATCGTTGCATTATTATTTACAACACCTTGAGCATTTGAACTCGGAGAAGCAACAGTTGTATTAGCCAAAACCCTTGCAGGGCAAAGGATTATAGCTATTGCCCAAATGTAGTTGTAGTTTCTGTGGTTGTGCTTGTGTTTATTTGGCGAGTTATAGTTGTGGTCGTATCCAGCCCTGGAGTTATCAATGTTTCTTGAAGAGAAAATGCTGCTCCATCGTTTGTTATTGACCAGCGAGGTATAGCTTCTAAGTTTGGTGAAGTCCAATTAAAATTTACTCCCCCGACTGTTTGTTCATTCGTAGTCGTAGGAGTAGGGTTGATATATCCCGTTTCAGATTTGATATTATGTCCTGATGCTGAGTAAGAGTATCCTGTCCGATATTGATGGCTCGTAATCGTTTCATTAATTATTGATTCAGATGTGCTAGATGTTGTAGAACTTCCTGTACGAAACTGTGGAACTACAGGAACAGCAAGTGTTCTTACTGGTAATACTAATAAAACTAACAGCCAAAGTCTAGTCAATCGTAATACGAACAGTAGTAGATCCTATACAGCTAGTACCTGATCCTCCAGCAGTACAAGTATGAACTCCTGATGAAAGGCTAGTCATAGCAAGGTTTCCAGCAGTACCACCTGATCCCACTGTTGTCTGTCCTGATAGATGAGGTATCGTAGCAATTCCACTAGAAGGAGTAATTGCAGAAGGTGTGGCATCTCCCATTGTTACTGATTCTGTGAGACTAAAGGCTGATCCTGCACTTGTAATAGCTTTGTCAGTTTGAATCAAAGCTGGAACACCATCCGTTAATGACCCAACATTTAAAGCACCAATTTGACCAGCAGTTGTTGATCCTCCCGAAGTTACAGATGGAGTAATATTATTACCTGATATTGAATATGTCGTTCCAAGTTTATTGGTAACGCTATATGGCATATCAACAGTAATCTGTGCAGAGGTTACAAATTCCTGTTTTATATCAGCATAAACTGGTGCTGACATAAGAAATAAAAATGGAAGAAGTTTTTTCATTTTTTTGTGGGATCAACTTTGATTACGTCAGGTTTTGTTGTGACGATTTCTAATGGTTGTTTTATTATTATAGTTTGAGTGCCTTCAGTAGAGTTACCGATAGTACCATTTTCATCTTCTTTCTTTTTCTTTTTTGCTCCCTGTGCTGCATTAACACTTATTCCAAGTCCACCAAGAATATTTCCTAAAAGTCCAGCAGCAAATGTACTATCTACTCTAGGCTGATCTGGTATGTCTATTCCAAATAATTTATTAGGAAGTTTTATATATCCAAGAGATAAAACTAATAAACACCAAGTTAATATAAATGCCTGTGCAATAGTAGAAACTAAAAAGGTAATTTTTTCCTGATAATCAGGTTTATCATCTTCTAGTTGCTTTGTTTTTTCAGATAAATCTTTCGGTTTCTCTGCCATAACTGGGGTTTATTAGTCATACTATACATAAATATAGCTTAAATCAATGCCAGAGGTACACGCAGCACTGATTGGGGCAGCAGCCACCGCCTTCCTCATGGTTTTATCTAATATAAGCAACAGAAGAGAAAGAGATATCAGAGAAATATTTAACCGAATCAATCAGCTAGAGAAAGCCGTAAGTCGTATTGAGGGGCAGAATCGCTAAATTTTGGTATGTTTGGGAAAGAACACAAACTTTTATGTCTAAATTTTTAATCAACCTGATCATCAGATTCGGCAAAAGTGAGAGTCTACGCAAAGCCTGTTTGTCGCTTTTAAAAGACTTGGCAGCTAAATCAGACAATGACGTTGATGATGCCATCGTGAAGATGATCGAAGAAAAACTCTTCCCAGTAAAATGAAACGTAAAAAATTTCTTAACATCGAGATAGAAGATGCTCCATTGGAGCTTGAACTATCGGTGGAACAAAGATGCCGTGACATCCTCGCCTCAGATGATATCTACAGCGTCAAAAGGTATTGCACTCATCTGGTAAGGCATCAAATGAAACAGGATGTATTTCTTGCATCCTTACTAGGCCGTCTTGTGGAACTTGAGGCTACTAATGCTGCACATCAGGTAAGGAAAAGTAAAAGAGGATTTATGAAACGCTTCTTTCGTATTGCTTAAGCTCTTCATCTGTAAAATCTTTCACTAACAATTTTTGGATCTTATCAATTTCAAAATTAAACTTCAGGATTGATGTTCTGATGTGTTCAGTAACCCATGCGCCATCTTTATTTACAACCTGTGCTTTATTCCTTTCATTGATGAACACATAATGATCCTGTCCTTTAAGCTGGACATCTAATAAATTTTTTTCTAAGTTTTTACGTCTGATCTCTTTCAATGCTCGCAGCTTTTTTGAATCACTCATTTTCCAGTTCCGCTATTCTTTTATTTATAGCATCATATCTTACACAATATTCCTTAAGATCTAACCGTTCAAACCAGAATTTTTTCTGTAATTCTGCAAGCTGGTCATAATAATTTTTTATAAGGTCTTTGTTGGTTTGCTCCATAATTTTATAAGAAGTTCAAGTTCAGCAACCCTTTTTCTTGCTGCTGCAATTTTTTCGGCTGTTGTCATAAATAAAAAAGGGGCAAAATGCCCCTATGAATCAGGCTGGGATTGCTTCTGAGCTTCTACTCTTCACAGGTAATGTAAAATCATTTACCTTTACCTGAATGGATGCTCCAGCACTGCCATCTCTTTTTTCAAAAGTATTTAGGTTGCCAGATCCTGTAACAGTAATCTGACTGCCTTTCTTTATATAATCCATGACAACATCTCCTTGTTTGCCCCATACAGTGCAATCAATTTGAACAGTCACATCCTTTATGTCTGTAAGTAATCTGAAATTTGTAACTTTTGTTCCAGTGTTTGTTTCTTTCTGTACTGGATCTGAGGCTAGGTTGCCAACGGCTGTAATGCTTAACATGATAATTTAATTAGTTAGGGT